AGACGGTGCACAACACTGGTTGATAGCAGATGGTAATATCGGCACAGCAATGGCAATTAGTTTTGACCCTACTAAGAATCTAAATGCTTCGGGTAATGGTGGAGCCATCGTCACTAACAATCAAGCACTATATGAATTTGCTAGTCAATGGAGAGACAACGGTAAGCCTCATCATTTCTATTCTGGTACTAACTCTAAAATGAGTGAGATTGATTGTGCCCATCTGATGGTTAGAACAAACTACATTGATGAATGGCAAGAACGTAGAAAGCAAATTAGACAATACTACTTAGATCGATTTAAACATATTCAGCCATTAAGATGTCTAAGTGAAGGCTTTGAAACTCATGCTGATTCAAAATTTGTGGTCAATGCTGGTGCAGAACGTGATGAATTACAACAGTGGCTAACTAATAAAAATGTAGAAACTAAAATACATTACAAACTACCGTTAGGGGAGTTACCGATTGCAGATAATTTAACAAAACCGGATCTTATGTCTACAAGCACATTGCTCACAAGATCATTACTAAGTTTACCTATGTATCCTGAACTAACTGATGCAGAGGTTGAGAAGGTTGCAGATAATATTTGCATCTATTATGAACCTTAATAAATAAAACTATGTCAAAAAAAGTCGTTAATACTGATCTTCAACAAGAAAGGAAAGATATCGATATCTCAAAAGACTTCAAAGATGATTTGTGGATTTGGGATAAACTACACTGGTTTTATTTTTCTGATTTAGAAGAAAGACCATCATCACAAGATGAACACTTAAAAAAACGTATCTTACCTAGTGTAAATTATAATGACCATAAGCCAACATATGTGTATATGAATAATGGTCGTATGCGAGAACTAGAAGATATCAATCACGCTCCTAACATAGTAGAACAATTAAATGAAACAGGTGTAACATTCTATCTAAATGAACCTATGTGTATGTATGATAATAGTAGTCTACCTGGACATACAATGACATTCTATTCAGAATTTAATGGTAAAGAAAAGCCAGAACAGATGCGTTCTGATGAATTAGATTGTATACGTGATTACATTACTAGAAACAATCTTACAAATGTCAAAGTAAAAACATGTGACTATAAATCAGAAGATATGTTTCCTTATTATTCTGAATGGATGACAGTAACATGCGAAGATACTTTTATTAAAAATGCATTGTTAGTTAACATACATGATGATTCATATGAGAATGCGGACATAAGGGGTATAGGTATAGCCGCTAATAACTTCTCAAAAAAGTTTATTAATTTAAATTGGAGATGGTGCCCTCATAGGAATCTTATCGCCGCTTATCTTGCCAACAGTAATGCCTCTGTTAGTTTTGTTTTTAAGACTGAGATAAAAAACTTACAATCATTACCTTGGTTTGATATCAGAAAGTGTCTTAAAAAATACAAAAAACGTTTATATGAGGGTCTATATGAAATAGATACTAATGGACCTTTAAACGTAGATGTACATTTTGAAAAACTACTTGATGCAGACACAACTCCGTATCCAGTTAACGTTACAGTTGATGAAGTTTTTGATCCTTCTATGGATGATCCAAGAATAAATGATTTTACTCCTATAGAAAAATATTATAAAGATGCATTTTGTGATATCGTTACAGAATCTAGGTTCGCACAACCTACTCCAAACTATAGTGAAAAAGTACATCAACCAATGTGGTACAGAAAGCCCTTCATTCTTATGGCACCCCCAGGTACATTAAAGTATCTCCATGAACAGGGCTATAAGACTTTTAGTGACTTTTGGGACGAGTCATATGATGACTGTATTAACCACGAAGAACGTTTGTATAAGATATTTGAAATCATAAACTACAGTGAAAGCAAATCAATTGAAGACCTTAAATTAATATACAAAGAAATGAGACCTATACTGGATCATAATCGTATTCACGTAGAGAAAAGCATTTACCAGTGGAGAGGCGATAAATAGTAGTATATTATAGAGGAGGTTTCTAATGGGATTAGGAATTATTGATTCAGTAATAGGAGTAGCGGCTCCGTTACTAGACAAATTTATTGTCGATAAAGACAAGAAGGCAGAGTTTGAACATGAACTCAAAATGGTCTTACACAACGCAAACTTACAGCAAAATCAAATCAATTTAGAACAAGCAAAGCATCCAAGCATTTTTGTAGCAGGCGCAAGGCCAGCAATCATGTGGATATGTGCATTTGGACTCGCATGGTCTTATGTACTAGCACCAATTGCCAATTGGGGAGTCGCAATTAGCGGAGCAGAAGTTATACTTCCAGTGATTCAAACAGAGGGCTTGATGACTCTTACATTGTCTATGTTGGGTCTAGGTGGTATGCGTAGTTTTGAAAAAATGAATGGATTGGCAAGAGAGAATATGAAAGCCACTCCACCAAAGCAATAAGATTGTTACTTGCCCAATCGCATAAATACAATATAAGACTGGGATAAAAATATGGCTACATACGAAATTATTAATATAGGAGCGTTACCAAACGACGGTTCAGGTGATCCGTTAAGAGTTGCTTTTGATAAGATCAATAACAACTTTGCAAACCTATATTCAACTGCTGTTATATCATCTAATACATATACAACAGGTAATACAGCACAACAAGTTATTTGGGAATGGCCAGCAAACGCATTTACATTAGGCTCATTCTTTATCAAATCTAATGACCCCGGCACTATTGATCAACAAGATGTTAGATTAGATGCTCAACTAAGTGCTAATTCAGCCAATATTAAATTCTCAGCCTATTCATCTACACAATGGGGGAATGTGTTAATACCAGGAAGCGGTTATGACATGGATGTCAACTCTGGTAATGTTAGAATTTTAATTGATCCTGACACAGCAAATGTGTCTGGTTCACAAACAATATTTCACTTTATTAATTCTTCAGTTATGTTTGAAGGAGAAGCACCAGCAGGTTTACCAATAGCACTTGACGGTTATGTAGATTCTGAACTAGCAACTGAAGTAGACGATACAATTACAACTGAAGAAACTCCATAATGAGAGCAAAAGAATTTATTACAGAAGACAATGAACCTGGTAAACTAACCAAACGTCAACGTTACGGTTCAAGAGGAATGCACAAGTTCCAAGATGTCGACGGTAGAGATAGAGTCTACGAATTAAATCGTGTAATGATGGCATTAGCACAAGCAAACGGTGAGTCAGACCACGAAGTAATTGATTTAGATTCAGAAAGTTGGATCGGTACAAGTAACATGGCTGTACCTTATACTGAATTAGAATCTAATATGTTAAAATCTGCATACAAAGCAGTAGGCTCTGAATGGGAAGATTTAAATGATGGTGACATAAGATCAAGTGAGTTACCCTCAGTCAATACAGAAAGTCCAGTAGAAGGCTTTAAAGGATATCCAAGATAATGGCAGCCGTTAATGTTCCAGTTAAAGGCTTAACAGGATTAATCACAATCTTTGCATACGCCGATGATGCGACAACTACTGTCGCAGATGTATTAGCATCAATTATAGCATCTGATGGTATAGCCGCAGGTAACTATTATAACTTAGCATTGGTCAGAGATACGAGTATTAATGATAACGATACTCCAACTACTACACTTGCTTCAATGAACTTTGTAGGCGCTACAGGCACTGATCCTTTCGCCTCAGGCGCTATTGTTAGTGAAACATTTGACAATGCAACACAAACTACTATTCCAGCAACAGATATATTTCTTACAACACCAGCATCTACTGCAAGTGCACCTGCAACTGCATTACAATTCAGACAAGAATTAAGGGTATCAGAAATAGCACAACTAAACAGAAAAGGCGGTGCTAGTGGTAATGTTAATCTACCCGCATATAATGCATTAAACACTGCTGATTTAAACTTACTTCCTGCTAAGTATGTTGGAAATACAGCAACACCTACTTCAACAGTTCCTTTGGCCAATAGCAGACCTTGGACATAAAAAATAATTCTTAGACAGTTTCTGTCACTAAATATTATCATAAATTTCTTATATCTGCACGAAGGAGCAATGAATGGAAATCCCATATGATATTAATAACACACTTGATTTAATCAAGTTAAAATTCTATAACGAGTGGTTGTATACTGCTCACATTTACGATGAAGGGGATAGCCCATTTCATAAAGACCTAACAAAACAAGTAGTTGAAACATACGTTGATCCATTAGCATTACCTAAAGATTCTAAAATTTTAGACTTAGGTTGTGGCCCTGGATATTTCTTAGATGAAATGAAAGAAAGAGGATTTGAAGACGTATTAGGTGTTACTTTATCTCCAGGTGATATTAAAATCTGTGAAGAAAAAGGACATAAGACTGCGGGATATGATTTATCATTTTTACCTCAAAAAGAAGGTTACTATGATGAAAGTGTAGACTTTATCTTTTTACGTCATGCATTAGAACATTCCCCTTATCCTATTTTTAGTTTAATGGAATACAATCGCATTCTAAAACAAGGATCAAAGATTTATATCGAAGTACCTGCTCCAGACAATGATCGTAAGCATGAATTTAATTTAAATCATTACAGTATTTTTGGTCATACACAACTTGCCGCATTATTACAACGCACTGGCTTTGCTATTGATCAATTTAATAATTTAGAGTTTGACTTACAACAGCAAAATCCAGAAGATCCTGAAGGTGAACCTATTAAAATGAGAGAACATTATTACTGTATTATGGCAACGAAGGCACAAGGACTTGATATCAAATAAATTTATCTTTGTTAGATATACACTATCATGGATTAGTCAGCAATTGGCTATTCCATTTTGGGCAGTAGGACATTTACATCTTAGTCTTAAGATGGATGTCTATGAAGATATTCATATGATTATAGCATCATTAGGAATGAATATTTTAGTTGCTATTGGTTTCTTTTTAGATTACCAAGACTACAAAAAATCACATTAGAATGCGTTTAATTACATTTGGTTGTAGTTTAACACAAGGCATTGGGTTAGACGGTAAAAATTTTCGTAACCACGAATATTATAGATCACCGCAAGATGCTGTGCAGAAAATTAAACCTGCAAGTAATCTAGCATGGCCTCAATTGTTAGCAAATAAGTTAAATTTAGAATGTGTAAATTTAGGTAGGGGAGGCTCTTCACCTAAATTTGTGTTTCAAATGATCAAAGAATTTCAATTTCAATCTACTGACACAGTAGTTATTCAATGGCCTGCATCACATCGCAAAGTCGTTTGGGCTGAAGAATCAGAAATACCTACTAATCCAACTCCTTATAATCCTAAAGTCTATATAGAACTGTCACCGCAATACGAAGACCACGGCTTTTATTATCATCAATATACCACTGATTTTGACAATTTATGGGAACTAGGATTATTAATTGAAGGTGCTCACAATCATTTAAAAGATATTTGCAAAGTAGTTTATTCTGTGTGTGAGGAAAATGAATTGCGTAATAATGAATTATTACATAGATTTTTCCCTATCCTAAAAGAAGTACACCCCTTTATTAAACAACATGAACAGGAATTAAATGTGGATCAAATACAAATACAGTTAAATCAAGACCAACTTATACGATGTATGGACGGTCATCCTGGTAGACAATACCATATTGATTTTGTAGAGGATCTAAAACTCTACTAAATACTAGTATGAGCAACTTTAATACAAGCGGAACGGGCGAATTAGTCAAACCTGCTTATAAGAAAACAGCATTTAAAAATCAAACAGAGATTGATGACTTTGTAAAATGTTGTGATCCTGAAACTGGTTATCTATACTTTATGGATAACTTCTTT